CATTTACTCTACTTAATGCAACGTACAAATCTGTTGCATCACAATCATCACAAGTAAATTCATATACATTTTGTAATTTTTCTTGTTTTGAAGAAGCAAAAGCTTTGTAGTAAGTTAAACTTATGTGTTGTTCCGATGCAATTGATACAAACTGTGGATTTTTACTTAATTGGTCTACATTTTCTACAGTCGCCCACACAGAACTTTTTTGTGCGAATGATAATACAGTTACTAAACTGATTAAGGTTGTTGTGATTAAATTTTTAAAGTTTTTCATTTTTTATCTTTTTGGTGTTATTTATTTTCTACACCAATAGATAGTATACATAGGTAGGGAAAACCACTTTTTAGACACCCCTAAACACTCAATTTACGTTATCAATACTAAGTTACTGTAAGTGGTATCACATAACGTAATACGTAGTAAACACTAAATTGATTAAAATAAAAAAGGAGACAATTTCTTGTCTCCTTTCTCTTATTCGTTTAAGATATCTTATCTTAATTCTCTCAAGTCAAATGTTCTAACTCCATCAACAGTGATTCTAGCGTAGAAACGGTTGTTAACCATTTTCTTAGCGTAACGAGTCATTATACCTTTGATAGGTGTAAAGTTGAATGGATTGTACATTGTAGGTGTTAATTGAAGAGGTACATACGGTGCGTAAATGTAACCAGTGTCAAGTAGAGATGTTCCTTTGTGACCAATCAAGATTTGATTTGGTGGGAAGTAAGGATCTCTATACACTTGGTAACGACCAGAAAGTGTACCAACTCTTTCAATACCCATGTTGTACTGATCTTGCTCCGGAGAAGCGTTAGATACGTGGAAGTACTCTAGGTCATCAAAAATAGCTGAAACTTCAGAAGAAACGATGATCCAGTTAGCACCACCTCTAAGTGTAGACTTGTGGATTTGTGCAGACAATTGGTTAATCGCTGTGATCAAAGTTTGGTTCCAGTCTTTTTGAGTGTAAGAAGTTGTTAAACTCAATCTTCTCCATCCGTTGTAATCCCATCTTAAATTCCAAGCAGCACCTTTTCTCAAGTCTCTCAAGATTTCTCTATCAATTTCAGCGGCAACTTGCTCAGAAAGTAATGCTGTAAGTTCAGCTTCAGCATCAATATTATGGAATGCAGCAACGTCTTGAGCAAGCTCTGGAGACCATTGTGCTCTTAATTTTCTTTCAGTTACAGAAACTGTTACAGATTGAAGGTCAAAAGATACTTCACCGATTTCTTCAGCAAACTCTAAGTTCTCATAAGTTCTCCATACAGCAGTAAATGAAGTACCTGAAGTTAATGCAGATAAAGTAGTTCCTGTATAACCATCTAATGAAGTTGCACCACAATCAGAACATGCTGGACAAGAAAGATCAACTTCTAAATAGATACATCCTTCAGCGTCACATACATTATAGTAAGAACCACCATTACCTGGATTTGGATTTCCATAGAAAGTTGTTGATGTAGGTTGTCCCTGTGCGTAATCTACGATACCTTTACCATATTGTTGTGTAACAACTCTAAATAAAAGTGGTGTAGATGTTGTAGGGATTGAACATACGTTGTCTTCAGCGTTAGCTACGAATCCTGTTGAAGGGAAAATTCTCAAGTCAGAAAGGAAAGATTCAGTATCTACCTCATTTCCATCAGGACCGATTAATTTACCAGCACCAGTTTGTAAAGTGTAAAAATTACAAAGTTTGATAAGAACTTTTCTTACACCACCAGCAGCGGTATAAACATCAATTTTATCACCAGTAGCGTTAACTAAATTACCATTTTCCCAAACAATAACTGTTGTAGAAGCTGTTACAGAAGACCATCTTCCTTTTGAATAATCAAATAATCCTGGAGGATCTAAAGCTGCTTCTGAACCTTCATAAAATAAATCATAAAGATTTTTGTTGTAAGCATTTGAGTTAGGTGGATAACCAGCACCAACTTGTTGTTGGATGTCTGTGCCTGAATTTCCTGGAGCACCTACTGGAGGATAATGAGTGTTATCACTACCACTATCTTTATATCCTTGGATTCTTGGTACAAAGAAAAATAATTTACCGATAGGTAAGTTCATTGCTTGTACAGAAACGATATCGTTAGCTAACAATTTAGAGAAAACTCTTCTTACGATAGGGAAAACAACAGTTTCAAATGCTCCGTTAGAACCTTCTGAAGTTGCTTCGTTAATCAAGTGAGAAGCTTGGTTTTCATATAATTGTGCTACGTTCTCTTTTAGGTGGCCTTTAAGACCTTCAAGGAACCCTAATCTGTCCCATTTGTTAATTGTATCTTCTTTGATAACTTTAAGGTGTTTTAACCCAATGTTACCTACAAGACCTGATTCTAATAATGCTCCCATTTTTAATTTTTTTTAGCTTTATTTTTATTTATGTATTGTATAAATATACTTTACTTTTGAAAAAGTTAATTTTTCGTTTATTTTTTTATAGTTTTGACATCAAATCTTTCATTCTTAAGAACTGTGGGTTCTCATAAGTTTTTGATTCAATTAAATTTACTGCAGATCCAGATGATACTGTTTTATTAACAGTTCTTTCAATTGATTCGTTTAATGAAATACTTTCAGTCAATGAATTATTTGATAATTCAGACTTAACAACTCTATAAAGATTTTTTGATTCTTTTAATGTTTCAACATCATCAAATCTTCTCAAGATGTTAATCTTTTCTTGTTTTGTTGTTGAATGTTCAGTAAACAATCTTGTTGCGTAAGCTAAATTTGAATTAAATACCGCAACTTCATTTAATTTAGTTCTAAACAAATCAAGTGCTTTTCTGTATTCATTATTTTTAGTTCTTAACTCAATTACCTCTTCTTTAAGATGTCTTGGTGCGGCTTTTGGTTTAGGTAAACCTCTACCAAATGATCTTCCAGAACCGTAAGTTCTTGAAGCTTCTTTAGTCTCAACTTTTTTACCTTTTTTCATTGGTCTAAATTCACCATCAAGGTTTTCACCATCTTTATAAGTAAATTTAGCTTTACCCATTCCAACACCTTTTGTTCCTTCTTTTTGTTTAGGCATTTTATAATCAGTAACTTGACCGTATTTGAATTTAGGTCCTTTTCCGGTTAATCCTTTAGAACTTTTTTTAGTTTTTTTAGATTCATAAATACCTAAATCGTCATCTTCTTCTTCATCATCACTTTCGTAATCTTCAATGTCAAAATCACCAAACATTTCATCATCTTCCATCATGTCTATGTCATCCATTTCCATCATGTCTATGTCATCCATTTCCATCATATCTATGTCATCCATAGATTCTTCATTCATTTCTATTTCATACATAACGCCTTCAACCTCTTCGTCATCTTCCATGTCTTCATCATCTTCGTTTTCGTATCCAAAGTCCATGTCTTCATCATCTTCGTCTTCGTATCCAAAGTCCATGTCCTCATCTTCTTCGTATCCAAAGTCCATGTCCTCATCTTCTTCATCTTCGTATCCAAAGTCCATGTCCTCATCTTCTTCTTCGTATTCAAATTCGTTTAGTTCAGTACCATCTTCATACATTTCCTCAAGTTCTGAGTCAAATGCTGTTTCACCAAAATTTTCCATAGATTCATTTAATTTAATGATGTATTCATCGTCATCATCTGTTAATGTGATAATATTGTTATCTCTTGTAACTACAACGCCATCATTATCACCCATGGCTTTAAATACTCGGATTACTTCAGCATCAGAGGCGTCTCTCATGTCTATTGTTTCATCGTCACCAGTTTCCATTCCAGGCAAACTTTCATCACCCATCATTTCTGGGTCCTCAAATGCAGGTTCTGCTGCTACCATACTAGGATCCATTTCCATTCCAGTCTCGTCAGACATCATAGCCGGGTCTTCTGTAGCAACATCTTCTGGGCTCATTTCTGGTTCTACAACCTCTTCTTGTTCCATAAGAGATTCTTTTACTAGTGAATTAATTTCTTTCCTCATTGTTGATGAAAGTATTCCTTGTGCATTTTTTTTAAGAGATTCTTCCAAATTCTTTATTTGGAAAAATGCGTCTTCTATCATGTTTTTTTCTCCCATTGATATTTTTCTTTACAATATAAATATTGGTAGTTGGAGAAAAATTCGGTATAAAATAAAAAAGGGGACAAAATTGCCCCCTTTTATAAAAAAATAATTTTTAATTAGTCTATTACTTCATCAATTTTACTTTCAGTTATTGATGTGATTCTCCAGTCCATTGTATAATTTTCATATACTTTTGTTACTTTTGCCTCAACATCAGTAGGTGTATAGCCTAATACTAATTTTTCTTCTTTTACTTTTTTTACTCTACCAGATTCACTGTCTAATAGATCCGATGTAATTTTTGCTACAAAATATTTTTCTCCTTGTTCCATAATTTTATTTTTCTAAATAATGAGACAATTTTTTCATTAAGTCAAGAGATTTGTTACCAGTTTCACCAACATTTCTTTCAATTGACATTTTTTTCTCCTCATCTAGATTTTCTTCATATTTCATTCTATCATCTTTATTTAAAAATAAATAAGCTCCAGGTGTTGATGGTGATGAAACAAGGTCAAAACAAATTAATTCAAAATCTTTTTGTACCTCATTTGTTTCACCAACTTTTTTAAGTGAACCAACTCCACGAGATGAAATACCCAAAGTAACACCTTGTCTTAAA